TAAGTACAAATCTATCAGATGGTATGGTTAACATCGAAGAAGCGAAGTATTCGTGGAATGTCGTAGACGGTGTGACTTTAACATTTGGTAGTCAAGCAGAACCTTACGGATTAGCATGGGGCTTACACAGACCATCTAACAACTGGTTTGCTTCAACTCCAAGAGACCATAGTGTTACGAATGGTGTCGGTGTTGGATTGAACAAATGGGGTGTTGGTGCTGATTTGTTTTGGGGAGGAGATTCAGTTGATGAGGAAGGTACATCAGAACTTTATTGGGCTGGTAGATTTTCTTATGGATTGAATTTGCTTGGGATAGATTCGAATGTAGGACTATCATTAAATAGTAACGAGTCTCAACTTGTAGATGTTTCATTAGGTAGTGATATCTTTGAAGCATCTCTTGAGTATGATTTGTCTGAAGAGGCAGATGGTGCATATTGGGTAAGAGGAGTGGTAACACCACCTCAAGCTCAAGGTGCATTTCTACTTATCGGGTTAAACTCCGATGATGTTGTGACATATGGAGTTGGGTATAAATGCTCAGATAGGATGAAAGTCGTATCAGAGTTTAATTCTGGATTGAAAGATGCAGAAGGTAATGATGTAGAAAGTGACTTTGCTATCAGAGCAAGTTATTCATTCTAATAAACAATAAACTAAATCGGAGGATTAACAATGAATGTTAAATCAATTTTCGGAACAATAGGTGATACACTATCAGGTTTATTCGGTGTACTAACAGGTCTTGTAGGTGTAGGTATTATGTCTCAAGTAATCTTTGGTACTGGCTGGATGGGTATCGATGTAATAGCTAATATCTCAGGTATTGTTAATACATTCTTATCAGGTGGTGTAACTGGATTACTTACATTGATTGTTCTATTTTCATTAATAGACAATAAGTAAGTGATTTAAATCACAAATAAATAATGGGGTTGCTTCGGTAACCCCATTTTTTTTACAATAAACTTCTATATATATGATATTTATAGTAAACCAACAGAGGTTAATATAGGAGATGTTATTATGGCAAGAGCAAAAGCAACTCAAAAAAAGGTTTCGTTATCCGAACTAAATAATCACAATATAACAAATAAGCGACAAGCATTGAAAGATTTGAAGATGTTAAACTTTGATGAACTTCAATTCAAAAATCCAGCACAACGAAGATTCTACAAAACTATATCTACAAAAGATATTACTTTTGGAATCGGACCTGCTGGTTGTGGTAAGACTTATTTATCAGTTCACAAAGCACTAAGAGAGTTGGGAGATAAAAATTCATCTATCGATGGTATTGTTATCGTTAAACCTCTCGTAGAAGCTGCAGGTGAAAAGATAGGATTCTTACCAGGTGATGTAGAGGAAAAGACATTACCATTTATGATGTCGTTTTACTACAATATGGAACAGATTATCGGTAAACAACGACTAAACATACTAAAAGAAAGTAATACCATACAAGTCATTCCTATGGCTTATATGAGAGGTATTACATTGGCTAACAAATTTGTAATACTCGATGAAGCACAGAATGCTACACCTGAACAAATCAAAATGTTTGTAACAAGACTGGGTATTGGTTCACAATACATTATCACAGGTGACTTAGCTCAATCTGATATTAAACACGGTAAGAGTGGATTAGAAGATGCAATAAAAAGATTCGCTGGTGTTCATGGAGTTGGTTTGGCTCAATTCAAAGAAAAAGATATTGTAAGACATTCATTGGTTAGAAGATTATTGAAACGATATAAAGATAGTTTTAATATTATCGATGAGGTATCAGCTGAAAAAACAATATCTATGTGGATACATGATGAGGGTTTAGATTCACCAAATGATGGATCTATAAGTAATGATTATCATTATGAATTAAAATAATAAAAGGCTTGACTGTTATATTATAAAGGTTGTATATTAATATATGATTAATATAGGAGTATCTTTATGATTAAAACTTCACATGCAACTTGGGGTGCGTTAGTCCCAATATTGATATTGACTTGGTGGATGTCTGATATGATAGACGACCACTATCAAGAAAGAATGAGGTTACAAGAAAGAGTTTGGCAGTTAGAAGATGATTGTGGATTTACAGAAGCTGGTAAAATAGCTTTTGATGTTACAGTTACTACTTACAATCCAACTCGACAACAATGCGATTCAACACCAAACATCACAGCTGATGGTACAAGGATAAATCCAAAGAGAGCAACTCAATATCGTTATGTTGCTTTATCAAGAGATTTACTTTCTCGTTGGGGTGGTCCGTTTGATTATGGAGATTACATTGTTATTGAAGGTACAGGTAAATGGGATGGTGTATATCAAGTAAGAGATACAATGAATCCCAAATGGGTTAAGAGAGTAGATATACTTACAACAAATAGTAGATTTAAATATAACAACATTACTATGTATAAGTATATCGATGAAAATGACTATCTGATTACAGATAGAGGTTTATAAACATAGGAGAAGCACAATGAAATGTATGATGAGTGTGGATGGTTCTAACATCGTTAGAGTCTCAGACGAAAAAGCAGCAGAGTTATATCACGAAGGATTTAGGTATGTATCTAAATCATTATGGAAAGAAAAAGTTCGTGATATAGAAAAACCAAAAGAAGAAACAACTACAAAAAAGAAATCCAATAAGATGTCTAAATCACAAAAAAGACATATGAGGAAATCTAATAAATGAATGCTAAATATATTGTAATATCAACTTTAATATTTATATTTTCTCAAATACTGATATGGTATCAGTTAAATTCTCAATTAGTTTGGAAATGGGCTGAGGGAGCGAAATCAATGTGGATAATGTCACTATTAGGTATACCAATTAGTTTATTATTATGGTTATGTACTAAATGGGGTTATATTGGTTTTGGTTCTCTGTGGGCTGTTAGATTTATGGGATTTGCTACTTCAATGTTAGTATTTCCCATAATGACATATTGGTATTTAGGTGAACCAATGACTTTAAAAGTTTGGGTTACTTTATTTTTAGCTTTAATTATAATGATCTTACAGTTGATCTAATTAATTGATCAGTTGATCAACTGATCTATTGATCAATAATTAGTATAGTAATTATGAAAACGATAAAAAAAAATTGTAACAAAAAAAAATGCTTGACTTATATATAGTTTTATTTGTATATTGTAAGTAATACAGGGGAAATAAATGGGATTTAATAATTTTTTTGAAGAAGTAAAAGAAGAATTTAATTATGATGAGAAGAGAAAAGAACTCATTGATAATTTAGATACTTTAAAAAACATGTCAGTAGAAGAAGCAACTCTTTATAAGAAGTGGCAAGAGTTTAACAAAGGACAAGACTTTCATAAATTTGCTTATAAGTTTGATGTACTTCGTTCTAAAATATGGACACCAACGGATATAAATAATTTAGAACTGACGATATCAGAAATAGAAAATCTCGACCCTTATGTTGAAATCGTGGATAATAAAAATCAAACATCAGTTGAGAATTGGACTTTACTTCGAAGACTAATCCACACAATGGAATATGTTGCTAATCCAGGTAGAAACATTAAAGTGATTGCTAAAGATAGAAATACTAATAAAGTTTTAGGTATGATGTCATTGGGTTCGGATGTAACATCAATTGGTGCTAGAGATGAATATATTGGTTGGACTAAAGATAACAAATACAAAGATGGTAAATTAAGATGTACAAGTATTGGAACATCTATTGTAGCAACTCAACCATTTGGATATAACTTTCTTGGTGGTAAGTTAGTTGCTATGTTATTAACTGATGAATCTCTCAGAACTCATTGGAAGAAAACTTATGGTGATGAATTAATTGGTTTAACTACTACATCTCTTTATGGTATTCACTCGATGTATAATGGCATTCCACTTTGGAAAACGCTTGGTGAATCTACAGGTAGAGTATCTATAAAACCTGATGATTCTGTTTATAAACCATGGTTAGAGTGGATGAAACAAGAAAGACAAGATGATTTCAAAAAGATAATGACTCAGAAAGAAGGGGTTAACGGACCTCCAACAGGAGTTAAACAACAAATACTTGGTTATATATTTAGAGAGTTGGGTATTAAAAAAACTGATTATGATCATGGATATAAGAGAGGAATTTATTTCAGTTCTTTCTACGAAAATGGTAGAGACTTTTTAAGAAATGAAATTAAAGCTGATGAATTAATTATGAGACCAAAGTTTGCTCAAGGTTCTGAATACATTAATAAATGGTGGAAAAGAAAAGCAATTAAAAGATATACTAAGTTACATTCAGAAGGTAGATTAAAACCTGAAATGTTATATTATTCAGATATACTTGGGATGACTTGGGAAGAAGCCAAAGAAAAGTATTTAGGAGAAGTTGGAAGATAATGAACATATATAAATTTTCAAAAGATAAAGATTCAGATAAAGAATACAAATATAAAGTATTGGTTTATCCTAACATAACTTATATGAAAGACTTGGAGAAAGATTCTTATGTCGTTGTTTTGCGTAATGTTATTAAAGAACTAAACAAAGTTCGTGATGATATTCATTGGACAATCCTTTCACCTTATGAAGTTAAGAGTTTAATATTTCCAAACACAACACAACTACCAATAGAGTTACCATCATATCCAAATGCTATGAGAACTCATTTTAATCATAAACAATTAATGAGAACTATTGATTGGAAAAAGAATGATTATGATATTGTGTATTCACATTTACCTGAACATACTTTACAATTATCAAATATGTTTGTTAATGAAACAAATCTCAATCCAAAGTTTATTGGATATTGTCATTGGTTTGAAGTTCCAGAGAATACAGCGTATTCTAAAAAAATGTTAATGCATAATATTTCTGGTATTTTAGAGATGGAAGAGTGTGGAGTTAATACTCAATGGTTAAAAGATTTGGTATTGGATAAAGCTGAACAAGTTTACCATCCAAGAGTTGTTAGTGAGTTAGATAGAATTATCCAACCACATTATCTTGGTGTTGATGATATTTCAACTGGACACGAACATAAGCACGGAACTATTTTATTCAATCATAGAGATAATGAGTATACAGGTTATACTTGGTTTGTAAAACAAATGGATGACTTATATAAAAAAAGACAAGACTTTAAAGTATATACAACACTAACTGATTTGGATAGACCTTATGCTGAAAGAGTTAAATTACATAGTCGTGATGATTATCTTAACTTTGTTCGTTCAATGCATATGGGTGTTGGTTGTTTCCAAAAATATTCTGCTTGGAGTATTTCAACAACTGATGGGTTGAGTCAAGGTGTTCCATATGTTTTACCAGACAAGATGTGTTATCCTGAAATGGTTGGAAAAGAGTATCCATTATTATACAAAGCCAATGATGCTAAAAGTTTTAAAGACACTATTGAAAAGATGTTATCCAACACAGGTCATAGATTTGTTGCTAACAAATATTTAGAACCAAAGTTGGAAGGATTTAGATGGAGTGAGAGAGTTAACAAATGGTTTGATGGGTGGAAGCATTTTGAAGAACTGAAACCAATGTCAGATACAGAATCATATAAAAAGATAGTAGAACATATTCATAGAAAAAAATCAGTAAGTAAAAAAGAGTTACTGGAACATATGGGGTGGGGTGTTCGTATATCTTTTAGTGAGTATAGAAATAGATTGAGATTAGAGGATACAATTAAATTTACAAAAAATAGATACGAGGTTATATAATGAAAAAATTATCAGCAGAACAAATACAAACAAATTGGAATACATTAATAGAGTTTATTGATTCATATATTAGTGATGATAGAAAAGAAAATCTATTGAAGATGTATGATGACTTTAAAGAAAGAATGATGTTTGCACCAGCTAGTGCTAAAGGTGCTTATCATAACGCGATGCCGGGTGGTTATGTTGAACATATACTTCACATTATAAGTCACTCACTTGATTTAAAACAATTGTGGGAAAAGAATGGAGCTGAGATTAACTTCACAGATGAGGAGTTAGTATTTGCAGCTATGCATCACGACTTGGGTAAGGTTGGTGATTTGGAACACGACTATTACATACCACAAGATTCAGATTGGCATAGAAAGAATCGTGGTGAGATTTATAAACATAATCCAGCTTTACAATATATGAAAGTACCTGATAGAGGGTTATGGTTACTTCAACACTACGGTGTTAAGGTTACGGATAAAGAATATATTGGAATTAAATTAACAGATGGTTTGTATGATGATGCTAACACAGCTTATTTAAAGTCATACAATCCAGATTACAATCTTCGTTCCAATATGGCTTATATATTACACCAAGCTGATATGATGGCGACTCACATTGAGTTTGACCAATGGAACAGAGGTGAAAAAGATGTTAATACTAAAGTTCCAAAAACAAAAGATGAACAAGAAAAAGTAGACAACCTCAAAAATAAATTTGATGAGTTGTTTGCTAATTAGGAGATAATATGTGGTGGTTTTTAACAATAACATTTTTTTTAATTAGTTTAATTTCATCTGTATTGTTATACTTTTCATTGAGGAGAATAAATCAATACGAGAATTTGATACTACAATTTCAACAAATTGTTACATTTTCAAGTGAAAAAATGAAACAAGTCGATGCTCGTGGACACTACGAATCGGATGATGAGACGGGTTTCTTTTTTAAACAAATAAAAGATTTACAGAATTTATTAAATGATTTATTTGAAATAGAACAGACAAAAAATTTAACTGGAGAAGATACAAATGCCAAGAAAGAAAAGTAAAAAAAATATGTATTTTGATATGGATGTTCAAGATGCTATTATAAAATATAATTCATTGGATTCCGATAAAGATTTCAACAAAAGAAGTACAATTTATGCTAGAGAAATACATCCAGCTTTTGATAAACTTTGTGAAAATATAATTAATACATTTAAATTTACATACTTTGATGATCCATTTGAAGATGTAAAAAACGAAGTTGTTTCTTTTTTAGTTATGAATATTCATAAGTATGACCACACTAAAGGCTCAAAAGCATTTAGTTATTTTTCAATTGTTGCTAAAAACTATTTGATATTACACAATAATGCAAATTATAAAAGGTATTGTATACACACAGGAACAGATACTTTGAAAAATATAGGAATGAACGATAATAACGAAGAGTATTTTAATTTATTTACAGAAGAGATTATAACTTATTTTGAATACAATATACCAAGTATGTTTAAAAGTAAAAAAGATTTAAGTGTAGCATATGCTATAATAGAATTGTTTAAACAAAGAGATGAAATAGAAAACTTTAATAAAAAAGCTTTATATGTTCTTATCCGTGAAATGACTAACATAGAAACATCATATATAACTAAAGTTGTTAATGTATTTAAAAAACAATATAGAAATCTTGTAAATCAATATGAAACTAATGGTACTATATCTGTAAAAAGTAAAAGTAAATTTTTCAGATAAGCACTATATACTATAGTATTTTACATAAAAACCCTATCATTTACCGATAGGGTTTTTTATTTCTCATACATTTTTACAATTTTTATATTTATATATGAATAGTTACATCTTAATGAATATTAGGAGAATAAGAAGTGAAATCACAAGAAGAAATCTTCGAGGGAAAATCTTTTCAAGATTTAACGAAAGATATTTATAAAAATACATCGGATAGAAAAAAACAAATCGATTTGTTGATATCAGAGATACATGGGTTTATAACAACTATTGATGATGTGGTATTAGTAGCACCAATTATAAAAGAATATATGGATGTTGCTGTTAAGAATGATGAACATCTTGTTAAATTAGCAAGTGTTATTCAAAGAATAATGTCCAAATCATCTAGTAATCAAGAAGATTCATTGTTATTATCGGAACAAGAAAAAGAAGATTTGATAAATGCCCTCCAAGAAGATGTTAATGATTTACAAAAAATTAATGATAAAGCAGATATTGTAAAAGAAAATACAAAAAAAATAATGGATACATAGATGTCAATATTTAGTAATGGAAAAATAATATCTTTACCAACGGAAGAATCTACAAAAGATTCTATTGGGGGAGATGTACTTCAAAAAAGTTTAATACAATTTGTACAAGGAACTGTTGCTTATATTCAAGTTGGTGATGAAAATCCTGTTTTAGCTATTGATAATTCTGAATTAGGAGTTATATGGGCTTTACCTTCTGTAGGAACAGAGGGTATAAACAAAGAAACTTTTGCTTCAAAAGATGATAGATTTAAATATTTTCCTTTGTTAAGAGGGTTTCAAGAAACTCCGAATCTTGGAGATCCAGTATTACTATGTGAATTTGGTGGGAGAAAATATTATTTAGGACCTTTAAATTCCGATAATCATGTAAATGTAAATGAAGATAAACTTCGTGCAAATCAGAATACTTCAGGTGGTGAAAGAGGAAATCTAAAAGATGGTTATAATAGATCTGGGATGATAGAACAAACTGCAAGACATAAATTGGGTAAAAGATTGAATCCTAAATTGGACAGTCCATTATTTAATTTGGATGTGGATGAGGCTGGTGATTTTACAACTAAGTTAGTAAATAAAGAAACTGGTGAAGAATTTCCTCCTGTTGTTATACCAAAAAGTGTAACACAACATGGTGATACAATATTGGAAGGTAGACACGGGAATAGCATACGGGTGGGTAGTAGAAATGTCCATCCTTATTTGTTTATATCAAATGCTAGAGGTATGGATAATAGTGTTGAATCTACATTAGATGGTAGTTTATTAGCTATTACTAATAGAGGTAGTATAAGAGAACATTTTATGTTTGATGAAAAAAGTACACAAGAGGAAGGTATCACTGCGGGTGATTCTGTTGTTCGTACACCGTATTCATTTACTTTTGCTGATGATGAAATAGAAAATGTACATAGAAGTATTTCAAAAACATTTAGAACATCTTTGGGTAGGGGATTAGGACCACATAAAGATAATGGTGGTAATGAAGAATCGGTGGATGATCCAAATATAGAAAAGACTTTATATGATTATAGAAAAGACCAAGTGTTCATTACTTCAGGTAGATTAATGTTCAATTCGAGAGATGAAAGCACATTTATATCATCTAAACAATTTATTAATATTGGAGCTGGTAATAATGTAAATATATCAACCAGTAATACACATCTTGTTGAAGCGGCTACTAGTATGGTTGTTAATACACCAATGTTTAAAGTTAATGCTCCTGGTAAAGTTTATATTGATGGGCAAAAGAATACAGATGAAAATAATAATTTAGTTGGTTCTATATTTTTAGGGAATCCAGCTTTAGAACAACATTTAGAAAGAGCTGTTATGGGTGAAGGTTTAGTTACATTTTTGACAAGACTGATATCTGAAATTCAAATTTTAGCTTATTCCGTGTCAGAAGCTATAGGTGCTAGAGAGGATGTAAATATTCCTAGAGAGATAATGAAAGATAGAGTAAACTCTTTAGAAACTCTTATGGGTATTGTAGGTGTAGATACTGGTGAAGACACAGAACCATATCCAAAGGGGATGGCAGATCAAATATTAAGCAATTCAGTTAGGATTAAAAAGTAGAGATATTAAATGGCAAAAAATATACCAAAAGATAGATTATTACCATTTGAAAAACTTTTAATAGGTGCTATGGTTGCTGAACTTAGAGGTTACTCTAGCCAAGCTAGTAGATATAGTAGAATAGTTCCTGCTGTTATGCCTGGAATGCCAGATTTTGTATATATGATAAGACAACTAATAAAAAAATTATTAGAAGAATTGATGGAAAAAATAAAAGGTAGATTGACAGAACTTATAACTATAGCTATGACATATGTAGCATCAAAAGCAATTCCAATTATGAACGAAATTATTTATGAAGTTAATCAGCTTATAAGAACTTTAAATGAGGCATTTAGTCAGATTATGAAAGTATTAAGACCTATATTTCAAGCTTTAGCGATTGTTGGGTTGATATATGGTATATCTGAAGTTCTTTTAAAAGTTCTTCCGGATGCTGGTGCTGGTATGGGCGCAGTTCTTGTTTTTACAACTCCTGCTAAAAGAGTATTGACTTTTGTAAATAGGATAGCTGAAAAAACTTTTATTTTTATGAAAAAATGTTGTGCGTATATTTTATCTGCTTGTGATAAACTTCTTAAATATTTATCTTGGTTTACTTGGTTACAAGCTATTGTTAATCAATTGAGAATGTTTGAATCATTTTTACAGGCAGATGCTAAAAAATCTTTTAGTATGAGTGCGAATGATTGGGCAGCTTCTACTACAGATCAACAACCAACTTTAGATAATTTAAATCTTGTTGAGTGTACTTTACCTGATGGTAGTATAGAACAACTTACTCCAGAAGTATGTTTATCTAAGGGTGGTACATTTCCAGGTATGGATTTATTAACTCAACTTAATGATTTAAATACACAGATATCTGTAATGAATAATAATATTGTTTTAGGTGGTGTATGTGGAACAGGAACAGATTGTGAAAATTTATCTTATGAAGAATGTTTACCACCATGTGAATGGATAGAAGATCCAATTGTTGATTGTATTTTACCTGATGGTACAACAGAACAAATACCATTGAGTGAGTGTTTAGCTAGAGGAGGACAACAATCTGCAGTTAATCAATTAAATAGATTATCCTCGGAAAGAGATAGTATAATTAGTCATTTATCAGGTTTAGGTTTAGATAATTTTGTATTTGATAGTGACGCTGTTAATTCACTATTAAACTTAAATGAATCAGTAGATGTTGCTTCTGTTATTGAGAATCAAGGTATACACTATGGTTTTTATGGTACACAGACAGGTGACACTCAAACAATAAATGAAGATGTAGAAGATAATGAAAACTAAAATAGTATAGGAGTTTCAAGTTATGAAAATAAAACAGTTCAAAATGATAATAAGAGAAGTTGTTAGAGAAGAAATTAGATTGGGCTTAAAAGAAATAATTGGTGAATTAAATCAACCAACTAAAACTCAACCACAATTAAAAAAGAATGTTGTTGAAAAAAAACAATATTCAAGTAATTCGGTATTGAATGATGTGTTGAATGAAACAGCGGCTGGTGATGAGTGGAAAACATTAGGTGGTGGTAAACTAAATTCTTCAGATATTAATAATGTTATTAGTCAAAATTATGGTGAAATGATGAATAACAACTCTAATACACCTTTAAGTGTTGACGGACAAACAGCAGATTTTTTAAACAAAGATTATAGAAAATTAATGAAAGCTGTAGATAAAAAACAAGGAAAAATTTAGGAGATAGTAATTGGCTATAATAAAGAAAACTGAAAAAAATTGGTTACTTGTAGATCAAGACGAAGATCAGTTTATTGGATTTACACTTCCACTTTATTTGGATAATGGTGATATAGCATCAACTAAAACCACAATGGAAGCAGTAAAACAAAATCTTCGTAATTTATGTAGTACAGAAGCTGGTGAAAGAATCATGCAACCTAACTTAGGACTTAGATTGAAAAGATTTATATTTGAACCTGCTGATGAAACTACAATAGAAGAAATACAAGAAGTCATAAGTGAATCTATAAATTATTGGTTACCATTTCTTTTAATTAAAGATATAGAAATTGGAATGGCACAAAATGAAAGTGAACCTTTTAGAAATACTATGGAAATAAAAATAGATTTTTCTTTAGATCAAAACCCTTCTATAAATGATTCTATAGAAGTAACGATATAACATGATGGAGAATAAATATGCCTTACGGTAAGAGTGAAAAAATAAAAAATAATAATGTTAATTATTTAGGAAGAGATTTTAATGATTTGAAATCATCTTTGATAAATTATGCTAAAACATATTTTCCAAACACATACAAAGATTTTAATGAAACATCACCTGGTATGATGTTACTTGAAATGTCAGCTTATGTGGGTGATGTTTTAAATTTTTACATCGACCAACAATACAAAGAAATGATGTTACCTTTAGCTGAAGAAAAAAGAAATTTAATAAATTTATCTAAATCAACTGGGTATAAATTAAAAGCTTCAGCACCATCATATGTTGATTTAACATTTACTCAATTTATAACTGCTGATACTACCACTGGAGCTCCAAAATATTCTGAACTAAATGTTATAGATTCAAATGTTCGTGTAGCTTCAAATATAAATTCCGATTTAACATTTGAAACACTTGAACCTATAGACTTTACAATAAGCAGGTCTTATGATTTACCCATGGAGGTTTCTTCTGTTGATAATAACACAGGTTTACCTACACAATATAGAATAAGAAGAAGTGTTAGATCTGTAAGTGGTAAAACTAAAACTCTTTCTTTTAATATAGGAGAACCTGAAAAATTTAAAAAAATAACTTTAGATTCTTTTAATGTTATAGAAGTTATTAAAGTTCAAGATTCCAATGATAATGTTTGGTATGAGGTTGATAGTTTAGCTAAAGATATGGTACCTGTAGAAAGACATTATACAAGTGATGGTTCAAGAACAAATAGTTATGTAAATAGTGATGGAACTACAATAAATTTACCTGTTCCATATTCATTACAATATATAAAATCATCAAAAAGATTTATTACAGAAGTAGGTGAAGATGGTAGAACAAATTTAATATTTGGTAATGGGTTATTAAAAAATGGAAGTTCATTTAGTTCTGAATTTTTAGCTATTGAACAAGTTGGTATAAATATTCCAGGAGCTGAAAGTAACTTAGATAAAAGTATAGACCCCTTGTTGGGTGATGCTTATGGAACATTGGGTGAAGCTCCATCACATACTGTTTTAACTGTAACCTATAGAGAGGGTGGAGGATCTACATCAAATGCTCCAAGTGGAGTTATAACGAATGTAGATTCAACAACTGTAAGTGTTATTAATAGTTCATCACCAGCAACTTTAACTTGTACAAATATTGAACCAGCCGTTGGTGGAAATGCTGGTGATACTGTAGAAGAAATTAGACAAAAAGCTATGTCACATCTTTCTACTCAAAACAGATGTGTTACTAAA